AGGGGGAGGCCAATGGCAGCTCATCCTCAATCAACATATGATGGCCCTGTGCAACTACGGCCTCATCGAGCAGTTGGACGAGATTCGTGTCGGCATCGTTGGGCCGCCTGAACAGCGTAAGGCGGTCAAGGAAATACTTGACAATTCCCTGATAAAAGACAAGGTAAAGGTTGTCGTCACTCGCACCAACGCTTGGGAGCAGGCAACCCTCACCGAGATGTACCGGGCAAGCCAAGACGAGGATGCCGCTTACCTGTATGCCCACACCAAGGGCAGTTCCGACCCATCCCTCATCAACCAACTTTGGTGCAGGTCGATGATTTTCTTCAATGTCGTCGCTTGGGAGCGGTGTCTTGCAGAACTGGAGAACGTGGATGCGGTTGGAGCCTATTGGCTGACCAAGGAGGAGTTCCCCCAAATTGCAGACCACAACAACCCCGACGGATACCCCTACTTCGCTGGCACGTTTTGGTGGGCCAAGTCGAGCCACATCCGCAAACTCGGTGAGCCGATTCGTGAACACCGCTGGCAGGCAGAGCATTGGATAGGCAAGGCCGAGGGCATGACCGTGTACAATTCCTGCAAGGGATGGCCTGCACCCGATAAGTTTATCATTACGTTTTAGCCATGGCCAAGATACCCGTCATCATCACCAACTTCAATCTTTACTCTTGGCCAAAGGCAATGGTCAAGCACTTGAAGCGGATGCAGGATGTCGGGCCGATTCTCATCATGGACAACGGCTCAACCTACGCTCCTACGCTGGAATGGTACGAGCAACTGAAACTTGAAGCAAATGACGTTGGCGTAATTCACACGGGAGGCAATTACGGCCACCTTGTTGCATGGCAGGCTCAAATCCCGATGCAGTTATTTCAAATGGGTTACCCTGACTACATCGTTACCGACCCCGACCTTGACCTTTCCGCTCTGCCCGATGACACGCTTCTGCGGATGCGTGAGGCTTGGTACGACCTGCCTGTCAAGACGTATATGTACGAGCAGGAGGAAGGCGACCCGTTCAATGGGGTCAAGTTCACGGTTAGGGATAAGATTGGCCTTGGTATTCGCACGGATGACGTTCCTTCCGATGCCCTGTTTTTCCAGCAAGCGGAACTGCGATACAAGAAGCAACCAATTTGGAACGGCCTGCAACTTGCACCCGTGGACACAACCTTCGCCTTCTACCATCACGAGCATTACCAACGGGTCTGCATCAGCGGTGCAAGGATGGTCGCACCTTACGAGGTCAGGCACTTGCCGTACTACATCACCAAGGAGGACATGAACGCTGACTGGGAGTTCAGGCAGTACCTCGACAAAGCCAACCACGCCAGCACCGCCAAGAAGATTGCGGATGGCCTCAACGTATTTTGACCATGCCGTTTTCGCATCCATTCTACAAAAACCGAATCGCCGAGCATATTCGTTCAGTCCTACGCCCAGATGACCGTGTCCTTGACGTGGGTGTGGGATGCGGAACATACGCTCAACTGCTTCCTGAAATCCCTATGGATGGCGTGGAGATTTACGAGCCGTATGTCCAACGCTTTGACCTTCGTGCCAAATACAAGGAACTCTTTATTGCAGACATTCGGGATTTTGATATCACGCCTTACACCTACCTGATTCTTGGCGATGTCTTTGAGCATCTAACCCTCAAGGATGCAAGGGATTTACTGAACCGAATCGGAAGCAAGAGAGCGATGATTGCCGTTCCGTACCTTTACGAGCAAGGAATATGGGAGGGCAATGTTCACGAAACGCACTACCAACCCGACCTGACCCCTGAAATCGTTGCCGCAAGGTATCCCGAATTGAACCTGATTGTCGGTGATGCGATATACGGCTATTATGTAAACTACGCGCTATGAAACTCCAAGACCTCACCATCGACCAATTCCAACGGATAGCTGCGTTGGAGTTCAGCCCTGCGCTTAACGATGCTGACAAGCGAGTTGGTGTGGTTGCGATTGTGGAGGGTGTGGAGGTAGCCATTGTCAGAGATATGCCTGCCACGGCGCTCACGAAGCGGTACAAGGCTATCGTGAAGGAATGGAACGAACTGCCAGCACTCGCCTACAAACGCAAGTTCAAGGCAGGGGGCAAGTGGTGGATTCCAACGGTGTTCACGGACGAACTCACGGCAGGGCAGCTCATCGACCTGATGGACATGAACACCACGGACGAGCGCCAACTGGTGCAGAACCTACACCGCATCATGGCAACGCTGTGCAGGGAAGCAGGGTTCATGGGATGGTTCCCGAAAAAATACGATGGGGCAGGCCATGCTGATAGGGCCGAACTGCTCAAAGCCAACGCTAAGATTGGCGATGTCTGGGGGGTGGTCAGTTTTTTTTTGCTAAGTTCCGAAAGCTACTTGAAAATTTTGAGCGACTATTCCAAGCACCTGACGAAGACGGCGCAGGGCCTGTAACCAATCCCCTTGCCGGGTACGGTTGGCTCATGGTGGTTTGGAGAATGGCCAACAAGGACGTGCTGAAATTCGATGCCATCTTTGCGATGAAGGCTGTGGAGTTCCTGAACTATGCGATGCTGATCCACGATATTTTGGAGGCGGAACGGATGGAGGCGGAGCGGATGCGGAGGCGGTAGGACACTTTGGGAGGCTGGTTACATTTACCAGCATGGAGTTCGATGTATTTGTCGGAGGGTCAGGCAAGAAGCTGACCGACTTGCAGAGGCAAGCATTACCCGAATTTGGGATTAACCTTGAGGAAGGGGCGATTGATAATAAATCCTATGCAATTGTAACAAAGTGGCTTGATGGTGTTATTAAGTTAGCCAAGCAGAACCTCGCCAATTCCGATGCCATTGCCAGCAACGACCTTTCGCAGAGCATTAGGTTTGAACCAATAACCCTAACCGACACCTCCTTCGTGGTTGCTATTGTGGCCAACCATTACTGGAAGTTTGTTGACCTCGGTGTCAAGGGTGCAGTCAGCAGCAGTCGTGCGCCAAATAGCCCATTTCAATACAGGGACAAGCGGCCACCTATCCGACCCATCCAAGGGTGGATTGCATTAAAAGCGATTCCCATGGAAGGCCGTGACAAGAAGGCGGCAAACCGTTCCTTTGCCATCAACATCGCCAACAAAATCCGCAGGCAGGGATTGAGGGCCACCAACTTCATGTCCAATGCTGTAACCGAAGACATGGTCGCCGTCCTTACCGAAAACATCGCCGAAGTCCTCGGCAAATCCATCAGCGTAGCAACCTCCCGTTAACCTATGGCAACAACCGTCCTTTCCGGGTCGCCCCAAGCAGCGACACCCGTTTACAACAAAATGCTCTTCAAAGTCAGCGGCTCGCTGACCAGTGGGGCCAATTACCGCTACGTCTGCGATGTGAAGAATGCAGCAGGCACGACCACGCTGGCACGGTTGAAGTGCGACAAGTTGCCGACCACCAACTACGGATTCTTTGACGTGAGCAGGGTTGTGGAAACGCTGATGGCTCCTACCGTTCCCACGCTGACGCAGGCAGGCTTTGCCGACCACGCTGGATTCTATTCGGGGTATCGCCTAACCTTCATGGAGGAATACGGCTCAACGCCTGTGGTGCAGACGGGAACGACTACCAACGTGACGGGAAATGTTGCCTTTGCAGGCAACTTGGAGCAGTTGGAATTGGCGGATTGGAGTGGAGGGGTGTATTTCCCTGACTTTATAACGGATGGCGTAAGCAAGGCACTTACGACCCCCACAACTCGCACGGTATATGGCACGGATTACGGATTCCTCTGCATGGGTCTATCGGGTCAGCCTTGGGATAGAGTTCAGGTAACTTATCCAACGAGAACCTTTACCGTTGCTTTGCCTGCATCGGTAAGCGGGTCCATCGCTCGCTTTGGTGCAGGGCCAATGAATCTTAAGGCACTCACATCAGGGCAATGCTCGGATAGCCAAGCGGGTTCGGTGGGATTCCCAACGGCAGATGGGTCATCGTACACCATCGCCTTTGAGGATTCGTTTGCAGGCAATTTCTCGGTTTACTACACCTACACCATCGGCCCTTGCCAGCGATTCAACTCCCAGCCTGTTCACTTCGTCAACAAATACGGAGGCATTGATTCCTACACCTTCACGCTCAAGAACCGCAAGCGAGCCAATGTGCAGCGGGATACCTTTGGGTATAATACGGACGTTTACGGCACGCTCACCTATGACAAAGTGTGGGCAGGGTCATTCGATTACGTCTATGCCCTCAACTCCGATTGGCTGACCGATGCAGAATCGGAATGGCTCATCGAGTTGGTTCGCTCGGGGCAGGTATGGCTCGAACTTGACGGTCAACTTGTGGAAGCTGTGGTCAACGCCAATAGTTACCAGTTCGTCACTCGCAGGAACGACCAGCTCCAGCAGTTGCAGTTGGAAGTTGCCATCGCATACAAGAACAACATCCTATGAGCGTCACCCTAATCGCTTACCCGCTCAACGACAGCAACACCGAGGTTCCGTATGTCTTGGATACCATGGGCGGCACGGACGTTGCCATCACCTATTCCATCAGCGACATCGAGGACGTAACCAAGCGCAGGGGGTCGTTCAGCAAGACCATCACCCTGCCGAACACTCCGACCAACGAGCGATGCTTTGGCTTTGCTTACAACATCCAATCCTTCGTGGGTGGCTTCACGCCGAACAAGAAGATTCGTGCCGCAATGTGGGAGGATGGCGTGCAGGTCTTTTCGGGCGTGCTGCAACTGCTATCGATGGCCAAGACGAGGGGCAAGGTAACGTATGAGGTCGGATTGTTCACGGATGACGTGGGATTATACCAAGCCATCGAGGGGAATCTGCTCGTCAACACCGCAGGGGTTACAGGGATGAACCACACGCCAACGAGCGGCCACGTCAGCGGAACATGGACGGCATCGGGGTCTGCATCGAGTGGCTACGTCTATGGGGTGGTAGATGCGGCAGGGTTCAGCGACCTAACCCAAGGCCAAGTCATCGCAGGTTGGTGGCAATTAGGGCCAAGTATCTACGTCAAGAAAATGATTGACCTGATATTCACGGAGGCAGGGTACAGGTACTCTAGTAACTTCTTCAACTCGGCAACCTTCGGCAAGTTGGTGATGCCATATGCCGCAGGAACCATGCCCGTCAACCTATCAGGGAGTAACGTCTTTGCTCAAGCCACAGGAACGATAACCGCACTAAGCGGAACCAACACGACAATGCAATTCCAAAAAGACACCCCTGCGCCATTCTATGACCGTGCGGGATATTGGGTTGCATCGTCCAGCACATTTGTTGCGCCTACAGCACTGCCTACGCTATGGAATGTAAATCTTTCCGTCAAGATTGGAAGCGTTTCGGGTTATTCAATTTTAGCGGCAAACTTTGAATTATACGACACTTCGACATCGACCGTGTTGGCAAGCCTTGGAGGAACAACGGGGGTAAGAAGTGCGCCGAATACAACGATTGGTTTGCAGTTTAGCAATGTCACTATCCCTGCTGGTTCATCGGTTCAGTTACGGACAAGACCAACGATTATTGGAGGATTTGGCCCAAGTGCATTTGCAATGCTGTCAGGCTCAACTGTTCAATGGACTTGCCTACAAAACCCCACCAGCATCGGAGTGCTGGATATGCGGACGGCGTTGCCTGCTGACGTGAAGCAAAGCGACCTGCTGCAAGACCTGCAGAAGATGTTCAACTTGCACATCATGGCGGATTCGCAAGACCCGAAGTTGCTATACATCGAACCGTGGGTGGACTTCTACGCAAGCGGTGCAGTGGATTGGTCGCAGAAAGCGGACGAGAATGAGGAGCAAATCCTGACCAATGGCGACCCAAACGCAAGCACCAACCTCATCTTCAAGTACAAGGACATGGGCGATTACTTGTCCAAGACGTACAAGCAGTGCTATCCGCTTGCGAGGGAAGGCTACGGCGGTAAACTATTTCCAACGCAAAATTTCTACGGAAAAGGTGACAAGGTGGTGGAAACCGCCTGCGGCACTTTGATACCAGCATCCTTTGCATCGGATAAAATCTTGGGCCGAACTTGGGATTTGGAAGGAACTCAACAAAGCGGAACAATCAAGCCGTTGCAAACAGGCTACCGATTGGCGCAGTACAACCTCATCGCAAATCAAACGCCTTGGCTTTATTGGTACGGCATTGACAACAGCGATGGCTCTGCGCTTATCGTTTCCCAAACCAACCTGCCGTTCATCAGCCACATCGACAACCCCTACGCTCCGACCTTCGACCTTGCCTTTGAGATTCCTCGGTTGGTGTACTATAACGCCGTGAATGCAAGCGGCAGCACCATCACCTACACGAACAACAACCTCTTCAACAAGTATTGGAAGAACTACGTCAACGAAACCGTGAGCAAGGAGGCGTTGCAGTTGGAACTCACGATGATGCTCTCCAGCGTGGACATCTACCAACTCGACTTCCGCAAGCCCATCTATTACGGTGGCATCCGTTGGCGATTGCTGGAGATTCGCGACTACCTCGTTGGGCAGATGAAGCCGTGCCGTGTAACGCTACGCCGCATCCTGAACCTTGCTGACTTCGTGCCTGTTACCGACGTACCAATTGCGAATGACCCTGCGTTCCTCTACAACGGGCCAATAACGAGCGACCCGACCGACCCGAATTACGAAGCACCAACCAATCCTGTAAACCCCGAACCCGGCGAATAATGGCAGACGTAACTAAAGAGATTGCATTAGAAGTATCCCTAAAGGATAGCACCAGCGCAGGCACGCAAAGCGCAAAGCAACGCCTGCGTGAAATGCAGAAGGAATTGATTGCCATGGCCGAAGCAGGCCAACAGGGAACCGATGCGTTCAAGCGATTGGAACAACAGGCGGGGTCGCTGAAAGACGAGATTGCAGACGTAAACCAACGGGTCAAAAACCTTGCCTCGGACACCAAGCGCATTGACGCTTTTGTCGGAGCGGTGCAGGGCATTGCGGCAGGGTTTCAAATCGCACAGGGAGCGGCGGCGTTGTTCGGCGATGAGAACGAGGACTTGCAGAAGGCGATGCTGAAGGTGCAGGGTGCGATGGCATTGGCTAACGGAGTGCAGCAGGTTGCCAACCTCTTGCAGAAAGAATCGGCGGTGATGATGGGAATCAACACAGCGGCAACCAACCTGTACACCTTGGCCGTGGGTACGGCAACAGGCGCAATGCGGGCGTTCCGGATCGCCCTGCTTGCAACGGGTATTGGTGCAGCGGTTGCAGCCATCGGGTTGCTCATCGCCAAGTGGGATGACCTCACTGCAGCCGTGCGCAGATACCTCGACCTACCCGACCCGAAGGAGGAAGCGGCCAAGCAAGCACAAGCCCTGCAAGACCAAGAGGTGCAGCTGAATCGCTATCGCAATGCCTACGAGGAACACACCGACAAACTCATCGCTGCGGACAAAAAGCGGGAGGAAGCAAGGAAAAAAGCATCCGAAGCAGAACGCCAGCGCTTGCAGAAGTTGAGGGATGAGAACAAGGCGTTCATCGACTTCATGGAGCAAACCAACCTCTTGCTATATGAGGAGGAATTGGATGCGCAGGCCCGCAAGGAGAGGGCATTGGAGGCGGCAATGCAACGGGAGGCGGCCATTCGCTTAAAGGCAACGCAGGGCGCACTTGCGAGAGATAAAGCCACAAAAGACGGAGAACTGCAAAGGGAATCCGACTTGCGGCAAGCCCAGCAGCAGATGGCTGACCAATCGTTCAGCATCATTGGCGACATCATCACGGCAACGGCAGGCAAGAGCGAAGAAGCCCAGCGCAAGGCGTTCAACGTGTCCAAGGCGGCAAGCATAGCGCAGGCCATCGTGAACACTTACCTTGGCGTTACCTCGGCATTGGCGTTGACGAAAGAGATTTTTCCTGGGCAAAGATTTGTGCAAGCGGCATTGACCCTTGCCGCAGGTCTTGCCAACGTGGCCAAAATCAAAGCAACGCAATTCCAAGGAGGCGGCAGTAATCCAAGCAACACCGCTGCACCATCGGGGGGAGCGTCAACGGCTACCCCTGCGGCGGCGTTCAGCAATCCTAACACCACCATGCTGGGCAATCAGGGCGAACCTATCCCGCAACCGCAGGCAGGCCAACCCATGCGAGCCTATGTCGTGGAGAGGGATATTCAGCAGACCACGAGCAGGGTGCGGCGCTTGTCCGAATTTGCAACATTAGGCTAACCCCTACATCTACCCCCATGGAACTACCCGTATATCGGATGACTGTGGATGAGGTGGACGAAGGAGTGCAATTCGTGGCCCTCGTTGATATGCCTGCCATCGAAAAACCCTTCCAAGCCTTCGCCAAGACCCCGCAGCGCTTTGCCGAAACAGGTGAACGCAGGGTGCTGACAGGGCCGCTGATGCTTGCCGACACGCCAATCTTCCGCAAGGATGACACGTATGGCGAATACTATGTGGTGTTTGACAAGGCTACCATCAGGAAAATCGTGCAGAAGTATTTCAAGCAGGGCAACCAGCACAACGTCAACGCCTACCACAACGCCGAACTCGATGGCGTGTTCATGTTTGAATCCTACATCACCGATGCCGACCGTGGTGTGATGCCTCCCAAGGGTTACGAGGACACCCCCGATGGGTCTTGGTTCGGAAGCTTCAAAGTAGAGAACGATGAGGTTTGGGATAACCGCCATGCCTTCAAAGGTTTCTCGGTGGAGGGGCTATTCGGCATGAAGAACACGGGAACCGAACTTGAGGTCGCTCTTGCTGGCCTTGCAGATGACTTAACCGCTTTTTTGCAACATATCAACCCCACCTACAAATCCCTATAATCTATGAACCTGAAATCAGCCATTGAAACACTCCGCACCGAACTGCGGAAGTTCACAACCCAAAAGCAAGCCTTTGCCGACTACAAGTTGGCCGATGGTACGGTCATCCGTGTGGATGGCGACCTCGTTGCTGGAACACCAGTGTACGTCCTGACCGAGGATGAAACCTTGCCCGCTCCTGATGGCGAACACCAAGTTGAAGGCGTTGGCGTAGTCAAAACCGAAGGCGGCAAAATCACCGAAGTGGTTGTCGCAGAAGCCCCAGCACCTGCAGAGGTTGCGGCCCAAGAAGTGGAAATCGAAGTAAGCCCCGAAGGCGAAGCACCCGAAGCACCAGCAGGCGCAGGGTTATCCCCCGAAGCCGTGCAGGAAATCGTTGCCAAGCACCTTGCCGCTATTGTCGAAGAATTGAAATCCGCAATGGCGATGGAACTCGGAAGCATGAAGGAGAAGATGGCCGCCTTTGCAAGCCAAATGGAAACAATGACCGACATCGTCGAGAAGGTTGCCGAACTCCCAAGCGAAGCCCCAAAGCCTACCGCCTCCGCTATCGTGGAGCAACGCAAGGCCGCATCCATGCAGAACTTCAACGCACTCGCACAAGCAATACAGACCCTCAAAAAATCCAATTAACCCTTAACCCCCAAAACAAAAAGCCATGGCTTATTCATTCGTTGCCCCGCTGACTACTTATACCGAGCAGCAGCGCCTCCCCCTCATCACCAAAGCGGTCTTCGCCGCTCGTTCTGCTTCCTTGTTCACCAAGCAAGTTGGTATCAAGTCGGCTGCCGCCCTCAACTTGATGGACACCGATGCTGCTATTGCAAGCGGTGATTCTTGCGGATGGACTTCTTCAGGAACAACCACCTTCACCCAGCGTAACATCACCGTTGGTCGCATGAAGATTCAAGAAGAACTCTGCCCTCGCTCCTTGGAACAGTACTGGATGCAATCGCAGTTGACTGCTGGTTCGTCTTACGATGGTGTTCCATTTGAGCAGGCGTTCTCCGAGCAAAAGGCTCTCCGCATTGCCGAGGCTTTGGAAACTGCTATCTGGCAAGGTAACGCCTACTTCAGCGGTGTGAACCAACTGTTGAATGCCGCTTCTGGTAGCGTGGTTCTTGCCAATGCTTCCAGCACTACTTGGAACCCAGTATCGGCCTCCGTTGGTATCACTACTTCCAATGTCATCAGCATCTTCGACAAGGTGTACAACGACATCCCACAGGCTATCCTCACCAAAACCGACCTCGTTATCTTCTGCGGTTGGAACAACTTCCGCACCTTGATTGGAGCGATGAAGTCGCAAACTGGTGTGATGTACAACCAAGTGGATTTGCAGGGTCTTGCCGATGGCGACATCGTGTACCCAGGTACTAACGTCCGTGTGGTTGCAGTTCCAGGCTTGACCAATACCAACCGTATCGTCTGCACTTACCTCGGCA